AAAGAAAACAGCCTCGTACAATTGGGGTTGAAACTGTTCCGAGTTGTTTATGGCAGCCGCACCAAAAAAGGCTCTAAATAAGACTGATGGACTTGCTTCAGAAGACGATCTGTTTAGTCTTCACCGTTTGGTGGCTACCAAACTGATCGATCAACTGAATCGTGATGATGTGAAAGCATCTGATCTTGCAAACGCTATTAAGTTTCTGAAAGACCAAGGTATTACCGCTCTTAACGGTGGTGATGTTTCGGCTATCTCTGAGATGATTTCTTCACTCCCAGAGGTCGATCTGAAGAAAGTTAGGTCTTATATTAGTGCTTAGGAACTAAACCTTCCTATATGTACCAAGCAGAGCCCCTGGAATGGTGATCCAATCGCCGTCCGGGGGCTTTGTCTATTTGACACCAGAAGCGGCTATGGCGAACCTTCAAGCCCTCCAGCGTCGTGAAGCAGTCAAACAGTGGAGACAATCAATTAAAGAAGCCTTTGGTTGTAAATGTGCTTACTGCGGTGTCAAAAGCGAACAGTTAACTCTTGATCACGTTCATCCCAAAACCAAAGGTGGTGAGGATCTAGCCACCAATATCGTTCCAGCTTGTAAAAGTTGTAACCATTCCAAAGGGAGTAGTCATTGGAAACTGTGGTATCGAAACCACAGCGGCTATTCTGCAGAGCGTGAACGCTTAATTGACAGATGGATTCAATGCCTCCTATGCCCAAGCTTGAGCTCTCAATTGAACAGCAATTGCGCCTAGAGCAAATGAGACGAGATATCCCAAATGCTTCGAGAGAGGATTTAGAGAAAATGCTTTACCAATTCATCCGCATGAACCTAATACTTCAAAACAACCTCAGCCAAGTATTTAAATGGGCTAGCAGTCAGTCAGTCCACTCTCCGTAGTGACCGTTTTCTTCTAAGTATTGGGTGGCGCGTTTAAGAAGCTTTGGAGAGTCTTGAAACATTCCTAGACCATTGTTACAGCTGTAACAAAGTAGACCTCGTACCTCTCCTGTTTCGTGGTTGTGGTCTATTAAAAACTTTGTGCGGGTTCCACCTGGAACATCAGTGTTACACAAAGCACAACGGTGTAATTGTTTAGTTGAAAGCTCATTGTAAATATCAGTTGTAATTCCGTATCGATGTTTTAACGTTGCTTCTCGCTTCTTTTCAGGAGAAAGTTTGGCGCATTGTTTGCATTGATAAGCCTTTCGATCCTTTGCTCGTTTGTCGTTGTTAAACGCAGCAAAAGATTTAAGTAGACCGCATTTAGTGCAGCGCTTCTCTTCTAAACTCATAAAGCCTCTAGTTAGGTAGGGGACACGGGTTAGGATCCGGCAAGATCGCTAGCCCACCAAAATTTATTGTATGGCGAATAAAACTCTTGATTCAAAAATTCGTGCAGCAGTTGAGTCATATCCAGTTTTTGCTACTTACCTTTGGAAATATCTTCGACTTCCTGATCCAACACCGGTACAGCTTCAAGTAGCTGATTACCTTCAAAACGGTCCAGACCGGCGAATCATCATGGCTTATCGCGGTTGCGGTAAAAGCTACATGACGGCTGGTTACGCTCTTTGGCGTCTACGCAGAGACCCAAACTGCAAAATCCTTGTGATTTCAGCTGCACAGGATCGTGCTGATGCTTTCTCTGTGTTCTGCCACGACTTGCTTCGTAACTACTGGATGGTTAAAGACCTTTTTCCATCAGATACGCAGCGATTCTCAAAAGTTGCTTTTGACGTTTACGGGGCAATCCCAGATCAAACACCTTCAGTACGTTCAAGTGGTGTGTTTGGTCAGGTGACTGGTAGCCGAGCTGACGTGATCATTGTTGATGACGCAGAGACACCTCAAACCTGCGAGAGTCAACTCATTCGAGACAAGCTTCGGGAAGTTATTAAGGAATACGACTCAATTCTTAAGCCAGGTGGTGAGATTATCTACCTCGGTACTCCGCACACTCAAGACAGCATTTACGCAAAGCTTGAAACGGCTGGATACGAGATTCGTATTTGGCCTGCTCTGTACCCAACCAATAAGAAACTCAAAAACTATTACGGCGATCGACTTGCTCCCAAAATTCGAGCTGATCTAGAAGCTGACCCAACTCTTGCAGGACAACCTGTAGACCCTGATCGTTTTGGTTGGAACGAACTTGAAGCACGTCAAATCTCCATCGGTCGCAGCACCTTCAACCTTCAGTTCCTTCTAGACATCAGCCTAAGTGATGAGGAAAAGTTTCCTCTCAAACTCAGAGACCTTTGTGTGTTCCGCCTTAACCGCGAACAAGGTCCTAACAAAGTCGTGTGGCTAGCTAACGGCGATAAAGCCCTTGACCTACCTTCAGTCGGTCTTCATGGTGATCTTTTCTACAAACCGGCCCAGATAGGGGATGAGTTTCTTGAATACACCGGGGTTGTAATGGCTGTTGACCCCTCTGGACGCGGCAGTGACGAGCTTGGCTACTCGGTAGTCGCGTACTTGAACGGAAATTTGTTCCTTCTCGCTAGCGGTGGCCTTCGGGGTGGCTACAGCGAACCGAACCTTAAAAAGCTCGCTCTTATCGCTAAAGAGTACAAGGTCAAGCAAATAATTGTCGAAAGCAACCTCGGCCTCGGGATGTTCTCGGAACTTCTCAAGCGCTACCTCGGCACGATTTACCCCTGCAGCGTTGAAGAGGTCCGACATACAAAGCAAAAGGAACTCCGCATCATCGACACCCTTGAGCCTGTCCTTAACCAACACCGGCTCATGGTCGATACGAACGTAGTCCTTCAAGACCTCGCCTCTACGGAGAGCTACCCAAGCGAAACTCGTAGTCAATACCAACTCTTCTTTCAGCTCACTCGCATTACCAAAGAGAAAAACAGTCTTAGGCATGACGACAGACTCGATGCTCTAGCTATGGCTGTTCAGTACTTTACGGAGTCCATGGCTGTCACTGAACAGAAAGCCATCGACGCTAGAGCAGCTGAACAGTGGGAACTAGAAAGAAAGTTCATCCAAGGTGACGGTGGTTTACACATCGATGCTCTTGGTTACGCCTCAAGCTTTGAAGACCTTCAAAAAGCCCTTACAGCAACCGTAGGTAGCTCTAATTGGCTTGAAGAGCTGTAACGCGTAGCGTTTGTACCGTAAAAGGCTCTAGAAGCTCTTTAAAGCCCTTTTGGCTACCCTGACACCTAAAACAGGCTAGAGGGGCCTTACAGGGGCTTCTAGAGGCCTCTCAGAGCTCTTCTGAATTGGTAGCAGCCCACATCGTGTTGAGATACGCCTCAAGGAACTCTTCAGGGTGTTGTTCGTGTTCTGCTGCGTCCTGTACCAAGTTCCAATACGCCTTGCGGTCAAGCTCGATGTGAAGCTGAAACTTTTCTTTGTTAGGTCCAACCCACATAACGGTTTACGCCTAGAACAGCCAAAGCCTACCCAGCCACCCCCTAAGTGCCTACGCAAAACAGCCACCTCTAAAACTGACCCCTTAGAGAGATACGCTCTTGACAGCCGTGCTTAGAGTGTATTTAAAGATATTTAAAGAGGCTCTTAAAAAGACCTTTTAAAAGAGGTTTTAAAGAGGTTTCTTCTGTTGTTATTTAAAGAGCCTTTTTAAAAGGGTTTTATTAAAGGTTTCTATAGCTGCCATTTAAAGAGCCTCTTTAAGACCCTTTTAAGTGCTACCTTAAAGTGCCTCTTAAACAGCTCTCTAACAGTGAGTACAGTTGAACTAGTTACGGTTACTCCTAAAGCAGAAGAATTAGTTGCTTATATGGCTAGGGTTAGTAACCCTAATAATCAAAGCAATACAGAGACTTCTGAACGGTTGATTAAATACCTAATCAATCACAAGCATTGGTCTCCTTTTGAGATGTGTCACCTAGTCCTAGAAATCAACACAACTAGAGCAATAGCAGCACAGATCCTTAGGCATAGAAGCTTTACGTTTCAAGAGTTCTCTCAGCGATACGCAGATATCAAAGAACTCACAAGCAGTATTCAACTACCTCACCTCAGACGACAAGACTTCACTAATAGACAAAACAGT